TGAGGGCACGATCATGGTTGTCGATTAATGGCGTGCCGTGTTGCATAAGATCAAACAATTTGGTCTGGAGTGCACCCAATGCCGCCATACCATCTTGCTTTCTGTTGTAGATATCGACTTGGAACAGATAGTCCTTGACTGTGCTCCTGTTGAAGGTTTCCTCGAAAGGAGCGCTAATTAACTGGAAGATAGCCAACGGCGTGTTTTTCATCGCCGGTGCTTCTTGCTCGTAAATACGGCCACCCACCGCATTATAGAAGCCGAGCAAGTTGAATTGCTGGCTGATCAATTGGGTGTAGAACGCTTTCACAACGTCTTGACTCATGATCTTCCTCCACGTCTAGCAAACTTGCGCATGGCATCTTTTGCGGCTTGCATTGCCGCTTTGTTTGCCTTTTTGGCTCCCTCACTTAACGCTCGACGCATGTATGGCCGTGGCCCTTGATTGATTGTTCTACCTTTTCTGTCAGTACCGACAAAGCCAAACTCAAGCCGAGCAGCGTAGGGAATGATCTTTCCATCTGGTCCAACTCTCGCCGAGGGTCTTGCTCCTTTGGCGTTTCTCAGATCGGCTTTGATATTCTGAAAGAGCGCACCTGTAAAGTTGAATGGTGGGTTTGGTGATTTTGAACCACTCGCCCAAACTCGGCGACCTTTTGAGTTCACCCGCTTTTCAGACGCACCACGATTGACAAGATCCTTTGCAGTCTTTCTTATTGATATAGCCGCTGCCCTTACCGCGTTAGCAGCAATCGCCTCACCTAATCGTTTCCCTAAATTTGAGTCGAACTTATAACTCATGATACCGCCGTCGAGTCCTCTGAACAGTCAACCACAACGTGAGCCAACGACGCAGCACCGGAGAACATGCCGGGCTTGATCACGCCGACCACCTCCAAGAACCGAAGGTCGCTGTTTGCGGGATCGGTGAACTTGAGCCGGTTGGTTGGTGCGATGTCAACGCCTGCGTCGAAGTACACTCGATGCGTGATCACCATCTCGTCACGGCCTGCTTGCAGAGGCTCCGAAGCACCGGCTGGCTGAATGAACCCGGTGACGGTCGAGCCGTTCGAGTATGTCAGCGTTGGAAAGCCAGACGCATCTCTTGACGTTGAGGCAGTCTGGATGGTGATTGATACGCCGTGCTTCGTGATGAGTTCGGTGACGCTCATGACTTCCGATCTACAAATTGGGCCAACAGTTCTCGAATACGATCAGATGAGCGGATCGGGTCGGCTGCACGGGTGTACGAGTATGAGCCAATCGACTCGGATTGCATGGTCGGGTTCTCGGCTTTGTTGCTATATGCAAACTGCACCAACTCAATACAGGCTTGGGCAAGGTCAGCAGGAATCTCGCTCAGTCCGTCAAAGCCCGCGTCGTACTCAACAAGGATGCCACCGAAGGTATGTGGCATTGGAAGCCCTGCGTCGGTGTGCTTGCCGAAGAACAGCATATCGGCAGAATCCACGAACTCGAGCGTGGCACGATCATCATGCACGCGGTACGGGATATCGTCGCGGTCAGGGAACTCGATCTGTGCGGTTGAGAGCATGACGTTGACGCCGCCCTGCCGGAACAGGTCAACGCTCAAGCAGTTGGTCAAGAGGGTTGCATCAAAGCCAGACACGGCATTGATTGCATCGACAAGGCCCGAAGCCGTGTCATTGTTGGCAGATGCGAAGACAAGGTTGCTCGTCGTCTTCGTGCCGTCTGACTGGTGACGGGTCAGAATCAAGCGGTCGCTGCGTACCTCAACAACCGAACGCAGGTCGCTGGCGGTGTCGCTGCTGACGCTGAAAGCGATCTTGTTGCCAATCGCAACGCGGCTGATTCCAATCACCGGATAGTTGCGAAGGCGAAGTCGTCGCTGACCGGAGCCATTGTACGACTCGCGGTATGACTGCTTTCTGAAGTTGCGGTCGCAGTACCGCTCGATGCGGCTTGACTCTGCGTTGATCAAACGCTCAATCAAGGCATCGTCACCAGAAGTGCCGACACCCAAGTACGCCTTTGCATCAGCCAGAGAAACGAGTGCGTTGTCAGCCAGAGCCATCAGCAGTCTCCTTTTCCCCCCTCAGCCCGGCAGCCACGAATGGACTGCCGGGCCTTTGAGAGGAAGGTCACAAGTGTGAGTGATCAGATGATCACGCGGCCTTGCCAGTCGGCAGAAGCAGCAGTGATAGGTCGCTGATCGTTGAGAGTGAACGCAGCCACGTAGTTGCTGGACGAGGCAGGCCCGTTGAACGAGATGGTGATGTAGCGCTTGCGACCGCGAAGGTCAACGAAGTACAGAGCACAGCCATCATCAGCGGCAACGTTTGTTGGAGAGGTGACGGTGCTGGACAAGTCAGTGCCGGAGATATCGGCTTGACCGGAACCAGAAGCGTCGGACTCTTGCAACTTGAGTGCATCCATCGCGCCATTCGATCCACCAGAGGTGAAGAACTGAATGACGAGGTAGTCAGCGTTCAGGGTGTCAATCTCCTTGGTCCCTGCCGAAGCATCGTTCTCGGAGAAGTGTTTGAAAGTAATGTCTTGAAGGGAGATCATTTGGTATCAGCCTTTCAATTAAGAGGAAGTCTTGAGTGCAACGATAGCACCGGCAGTGCTGCCATCGCCAACATCGTGACAGTTGATATCAAAGCGAGTCGTTCCACGAACACCGATTTGGTCGGCCTCGAAGAAGCGATCTTCACTCACGGCAATCTCGGTTGGCCGACGGTCGCCCATCGTTGCTCCGAGTTCGAGTGCGCCAAAGTACGCACAGATGGTAGATGCAGCGCTTGATTTTGGCATGACATCAGTCAGCACGACCTCATATCCAAACAACGAAGGAACTGTCACGCCATCGGCCAACAGTTGACTGGTGTTGCCGCCAGCAGCGTTGAGGAGTTTGAGAACCACAGTATGGTAGAACTGGGTGGACATGTACCACTTTGGTGTTCCTTGTGAGAACACAAACTCAGGCGCTAAGCCAACAGTGTCGGTCAAGTCAGCAAGAGTCAAAGCAGCGAAGTTGTTGCCCGAACCTGTGTTCTGACCAGCAGAACCAACAGCGTTCTTCAGTCCGACGATACCGCCGTTGCCTGAGGTACCATCACCATTGAAGCCTGCTTCGTCTTCTGTGTTGGCAAACGCACGGGCGACTTCGCCAGCCAAGAAGTCACCGAGATTCACAACGGAATCTTCGGCCAACTCACGGCTGTACTTGGTCAACGTGGCAGCCTTGCGAGCAACCAAGGAGACTTGGTCGAACGAAGCATCGGTCTCGCTGATTGAAGAACCTTCACCAACGAATGAAGCGGTCAGGCCGCCAGCAATCCGGTTGATGAGCAGGGTGTCACGGCTCATGTTGAGCACGCGGGTATTGGCACGGAACTTGCCGAACTGAGCGCGCAAATCAATGATTGCTTGCTCCAGTTCGTCAGGAACCAAGAAGCCGCCAAGCGAGTTGTTGGTTTCGCCGTGTGCCTTGACGCCGTAGCGATCCGAGACCCACTGTTGTGCGGACTTGTTGCCCATGGAACCCAAGAAGAACTGACCGAGACCGTGTGCGGTTTCGGCGTCCTTCAGGTGCTTCAGGTTACCGGTGAGAACAGGTGCAGTCACGATTGGCGTGGCAGCGGCAACACGACGGCGGCCTTCTGCTGCTTGCTTCTTGACAAGATCAGCGACAAGGGCGACAGCAGACTTGGCTGCTTTCTCGTCTTTGTCATCTTGCTTCTTCTTTTCTTCGTCATCGTGTTCTGCTTTGCGGACGTCTTCCTCAACCTCAGCACGCACAGCGTCGGCCTCATCTTCCGCTTGCATTGCGGCCATGAGTTCGGCGATGGTCATGTCTGGCTTGAGGTCAACCATCATCTTCTTTCGGATATCTTCCGACATGGTTTTTTCCTTTGTTTCAGAATCATTAGAACTTCGCTCTGGCTGAGTCGCTGATGCCTGCTCTGCTTCTCCAACCGCCTGCCGACAGTTGACGCTCTCAGGGTTCTCGCACGATGCCTGCGAACAATCACATACATCGGCAACGTTGCCGACGTCATTGAGTTGCTTGGTGACTTGTACGGCGATGGCGTCTTCGTTCATGGGCAAGGGTGCAACGCTGTATTCGAGCATGCGTGACTTGCTGACGATTCGCTTGATGTCATCGCGACCGTATCGGTCAAAGTCTTTCTTGGTGGGCTGACGCACTTGGGTGTATGCGAAGCCAATGCTGAACGCCTTCACGATCGGCGGATCTGAGGCGAACATGGCGAACACCTCATCAGGCAACCACTTGCCTTCGTAGCCTTCTGGCCGCTCAGGGAACTGAGTCACGGCCATGATGCCTCGATCGGTGTGCTTGATGCTGGTGCAGACGCCGCAGGGTGCTGCATAGTCGTGGTTGTAGAACACCGTGCCGGTCTTCTTGAAACGCGAGAAGTCGATGCCTTCTGGCACGACGACTTCGCCTTCTTCGTCGACGCGGTCTGTGGTGATGTACGCAAGCACGCTCCGCTTGGGCTGGTCGATCTCGATGTTCTTGATCGACAGTTCACGCCAGACGGTTGGCACGTCAGACTTCAACCCGTATTCAGTTGGGTTCAGTTCGTTCATTCGTCAGGATCTCCAAGGATGGGGATGATGTCGCACCGGCAGTTGGGGTGAAGCGGCGCACCTTGCACATCGCCATATCGGACGGAATAGGTGCCACCTCCAGCCGAGATAGTGTCACCGTTCTTCCAGAAAGGTTCGTTGAGGCCGAAGACCTTCGACGTTCCTTTGCGTGCAGTCTGACGACAGAACGGGCAGGCACCTGCAGCGAGTTGCCACTGCTTGCCACGCACCACGCCGGACTCTTCCCACCCAAGCCGCTCGCCTTCAACAAACGCACGGGCAGTCTCGGTGCGTGCCACCACGGTCGCTCGCGCAGCGCTGAACGCATAGTCGGTACTGATTTGGTCAGCAATCTCTTGCACGCTACGTCGCTCCTCAAGCCCGCGAGCAATGATGGTTCGCGCCCTACGCAAAGAAGACGCAGACGCCTCAGAGGCAAACTGATCAGAGTAGGTCGCTGCGAATTCAGCGATCTTGGGATCAACAACGTCAAACGATCCAGCAACACCGACTTCGTTGGTGCCGAAGGTGCTACCGGATGCTGTCGCCTCAGCCATCGGCCCGGCAACCGCTTCTTGATAGCGGATCTCAAACGCTCCGAGAGAGGTCAACAGGTTCAGCAAGTCAGAGGGGCCGAACTGCTTCTTGCCGCCCTTCTCACCAAGCAGAGCATTGATGATCTCGCGCTTCTGGTCTTCAAGCACACGCACCAAGTTGGTTTGGATACGACGCGCGGGATTGGCTGGTTCGCCCGCACGGATGTCATCGCTTGCCGGTTCGGGGTCGTAGTCTTCAACGTCCTCGATGGCCTTGCGGACTTCCTTGGTGCGTTCAGGCCAGTCTTCTTTACTTGGCCCGTCGAACGCCTTCTTCTGCATCTCCGGCTCCATGCCGGTGAGCAAGGCAACCGCACGCTTCGTGGCTGTTCCGCACTGACGGTACGCAATGGCAACCGCTTGGTCACGCTCGTAGCCCTCAGCCATCAGCACCTCAATGCCGCGTGCCACGCAGTTGTCAAGGCTCTCTCCTTCTCTCCGCGCTACCTTCTCTCCGCGTTCGTCTTCTGCGTCCATGCGGTCACGAATCGAGTTGGCCCACCGTTGCCCGGCATCGCCACCCCAGAGTGCCCACGCAATGCGACCGGCAGAGGGATAGCCCTCCTCGCCACGGTCAAAGCCTTCGCCTTGCTTGTCGACTTCGTGACGGGTGAAGAAGTTGACCATACGCCGGATTGTCTCAGGCGAGACAGACACACCGTTGCTCAGGTCACGGGCACGAGCCACGCCGACTTCTGTGCCGCCGCGTCCATGCTCAGCCCGCCAGTCAAGACCGCGCTGTGCTTCTTCCTGAACGTCAGCAGGCGGTGTGAAGTCAATGTCTTCGTACTTCTTTTGTTGATCCTTGATGGCTGCTTCGTAGTCACGGTGCGATGAGCATGGCATATAGATCACGCCGTCGTAGCCGTACGCATCGCCGGGGTGTTCGTGGATGCCGTCACAGCCAAGCACCTCGGCACGGCTTTCGGCTTCCTCTGGCGTGGTGTATACGTCAGGGAAGTTCTCAAGCCCTGCTTTGTCGCCCTTCTCTTTGCTCGACAGCGGGTGGCCTTCGGGCAGCAGGTCGGTGTCGTATGGCTTCCGCTTGAACTTGCCAGTCTTAAGTGCGTGCAAGAATCCGTTGACGCGAGCGTATGCCCATTGCTCAGCACCCGCCACGGTTGGTCGCACTGACGAGGGGTTCTGACGATAGGCACCAATGCCACGCTCGAACACGGCGACCAGCGTGCGTGTCGTTGTTCGCTTGCTCTTGGCATCGCCGACTTCTTCGTTGTGTTCTTCGGCTTTCTCTTTCAGCGTCTCACGCACCTGCTCACTGACGGCCTTGATGCCCTTGCTTGCTGGCGGCTCCTCTGTCCGTGTCAGTCGTGACACCTTGACGGGTGCTTCACGATCAGACGGCGTGAACGTGCCGTCTTCGTTGCGGATGTAAACCTGCACAAAGGCAATCGGGTCTTCGGCTGTAGCTTCACCATCGCCGACTGTGCCGGGTTCTGTTCCGCTCTCTTTCATGCGTCGAACCTTGCCGACGTACTTGCCTTTTTCGGTTCGCCACTCAACGAATGAACCAACCCGTATGACATCAGACTTGAAGCCCTTGGCTTCGGTCAGGTCAAAGATATCAGCAAGCCGTTCGTTGGGGATACCGGGGAACGCTGCAAGAGCAATGGCGTACCCTGCTGAAGCAGTCAGTTCGCCCAAGTTCACCTTGTCTGCGATAGCAAGCAACTGCTGGATCTGCGCACCGTTCAGTGCTGCGTCTTGGGCTGCGGTCAAGCCTGTATCAACTGCGGCCTCGGCTGCGGTTGCTCCGACTTCCTCTTGCACTTCTTCGACATCTTCTGACTCTGGCTCTGATTGAGGCAACGGTGGCAAGCCGATACCACCCAACGGTGGCAAGGCTGGCTGACCAAGAACGTCAAGAGGTATGCCATTGACGCGCAGTTCGTCGCCTTCTTCAGTCGGGTCGAGACCAAGTTCGGAGCGTGCCTCGTTGATGCTTCGGATACCCGAAGCAACCTGCTACTGCATGATGCCAGAGATGAGTTGCTCATCTTCTTGCACCGGATTGTCATAGGCCAAGAACAGACCGTCTGCCAGTCCACCAAACAGCGGCAGCAACGACTGATTCAAGAACTCAGCGTCAGCCACTAGATACGGGTGGATGGTGTCACGCATGTAGGACGCAAAGCCAACCTGTGCCGATGCAAGGTTTGGATCGTTGGCCTTGAGCAAGGTGACAGGCACGCCGGACACCGCAGCGATGACTTCAACTTTGCGGTTCTCGCCTTCGCTGAATGACAGGTCACGCGGGCTGAACTGCAACGGGCGTGCGTCTGATCCACCCTCGAAAATGTAAGGCCGACCGCTGTTGTGGTTGCCGCGAAGGTTCTGATCGAGATACGCGATCATGCGGTTCCACTGCGTCTCGTTCAGCGTCTCTTTCAGGAAGATGCCCCAATCGGGTCGGGCTTGGTTCTGGAACAGGTGCTTCTCGTACCCGTCCATGGACTGCAACAAGCCAGCCGCGTCAGACGCAGCAGCAACCCAGCCACGCCCGTACAGCGGATCGTTGGGATCAGGCACGCGGTTGTGCAGCACTTCATCAGGTGCAAAGAAGGCGTCGTTGGGTTGCTGCCCGTACTCGTATCCT